ATCTCAATGGCGACTTTCCAGTAGATATTAGGCTTAAGCGTATAAGCGATGACGAAACCAGTTCAAGACAAAGCAGTAATACAGTTTTTCAAAGTCTTACGGAAATTATTGATGACAAATTTAGCTATCCAAACTCTGCGTTAGTTGGCCTGCGGCTTGATTCGCGTCAATTCAATAGCATCCCGTCTCGCAAATATTTAATCCGTGGCATCAAGGTCAAAATTCCAAGCAACGCAACAGTAGACACAACCAGGTATCTTGGTCGGCTTAGCTATTCCGACTTCTGGGACGGTACGTTCCAAGCCGCTACATGGACAACAGATCCTGCGTGGATTTTGTATGACTTGTTGATTTCTGAAAGGTACGGAGCAGGCGTGCCTGAATCTTCACTGGATAAATACGATTTTTATGCAATCTCCCAATATTGTCGAGAACTTGTAGAAAGTGGCAAGACTGGCGCGGATGAAGAAAAATTTGAACCACGTTTTAGCTGCAACATGCTGATTAACAGCAGGGATGAAGTCTATAACGTTATCCAGCAGATGACTGCCATTTTTCGTGGCATTGCCTATTACGGGGTTGGAACGTTACAGCTGTTGCAGGACAGACCGTCTGACCCTCAGTATTTACTTGGTCCTAGCAACGTTGTTGAAGGCATTTTTCAATATCAGGGCACGTCGCAAAAAGCACGTCACACCGTGGCTGTTGTGGCTTGGCAGTCATATGACACACTTGGCGACGTTGAATATGAATATGTAGAAAATTCGGCTGCTGTTGCTAAATACGGCATTATCAAAAAGGAGATTAAGGCTATTGGTTGTTACAGCCAAGGCCAAGCGCACCGAATTGGTAAATGGGCGCTGCTGTCTGAGCAGAACCTGACTGAGACGATTCAGTTCAGCGTTGCGATTGAAAGCGGCATCATCCTGCGACCTGGCATGGTCATTGACGTCGCTGATCCTGTTCGTGCTGGAGCGCGTCGCTCTGGTCGGGTTAAGTCTGCGACTACAACGCAGATCACAACAGATAGCAGCAATGGTCTGACCGCTTCGCTAGCCACTAATGAACCAAAGCTGTCAGTGATGCTGTCTACTGGACTTGTAGAGCAACAGGACGTATCAGCTGACGGCATCACAATCGTTGGTGATACTGCAGAAATCAACGTAGACGTTGCATTTAGCGAAGCGCCAGCTGCTGGATCTGTCTTCTTATTTCAAAACAAAGATATTGAGTCACAACAGTTTCGCGTTGTATCTGTCGCTGAGGCGGAGGAAGGTATATACGGCGTCTCCGCAGTTGCCTACAACAACGAGATCTACAACGCAGTTGAAACAGACAATGCGCTAACAACAAGAAAAATCACCGTCCTTACCGATCCACCTAGCGTGCCAAATGGCATTTCAGGTACGGAGCATTTGTATCAAGAGGGTCAAACAGTTCACACAGGTTTTGACCTGAGCTGGCAGCATGATCGATTTTTCTTCAAAGAATTTAGGGTTAAATATAAACTCGATAACGATAACTTTACGGAAGTCACGACTACATTCCCTTCGCTTGCAATCCGTTCATTAAAAGCTGGCACGCTGCAGGTTGAGGTTAGGGCGGTTAGCCCTGTCAATAAGATAAGTGAGCCAGCAACTGCAACATTTCAGCTAACAGGCAAAACAGCGCCTCCAGGCGATGTTCAGAACTTGTCTATTGAGCCGATTAGCGCAAATAGTGCCCGATTGCGTTGGGATGAAACTGTAGACCTTGATGTAAAGGTCAATGGACGCGTTCACATCAGGCACAGTAATTTGACGGATGGAACGGCAACGTGGCCGAACTCTGTTGACTTAATTCCTGCTGTTGCTGGTAATTCCACTGAAGCGATCGTGCCTTTGGTGGAAGGTGAAATTTTGATCAAGTTTGAGGATGACTTGGGCTTCAAGAGCGTCAATGCAACCAGCGTGTTGGTTGATTTCCCCGACACATTGGGGCGGTTGCTTGTTCAGTCACGTCGAGAAGACAACGACACACCACCGTTTCAAGGTACGAAAACAGATTGCTTCTACGATTCAAGTCTTGATGGTTTGACGATTGAAGGTTCAGGCCAGATAGACGATGTGGCAGATTTTGACGCCATCGCTAATTTTGATAACTCTGGAGAAATCTTGTCCTCTGCGGAATATGCCTTTAACAATACGCTTGATCTAGGCGGTGTTTATTCCCTTGATCTTGCGAGAAGGTTTGTTACCGAGGCTTACTTCCCTGACGATACAGTTGATGCACGCAGTGCATTGATTGACACTTGGGCTGATTTTGACGGTCCGGAAGCCGACGCGGTTAATGCCAAGCTTTACATGCGAAGCACCAACGATGACCCGTCTGGAACGCCAACGTATGGCGCATGGCGTGAATTCATCAATGGAACGTTTGCAGGTCGTGGTTTCCAGTTCAAGGCTGAACTGATCAGCTCAGACGTTGGTCAAAACATTTTGATTGACCAGCTGGGCTATGAGGCGACGTTCCAACGTCGTCAGGAGAACAGCAACGGTGCAATCGCTTCCGGCACCAGTACCAAGTCGGTGACGTTTGACAAGGCATTTTTTACGGGCACAGCGTCGCTTGGTGGTGCGAATGCGTACTTGCCAAGCATCGGCATCACGGTTCAAAATCTTGGTGCTGGGGAGCGGGTCAACGTCAGTAGTGTTACGGCAACAGGGTTCGATGTTGATGTGTTGGACTCAGGCGGCAGCAATGTTGACCGCAATTTCACCTACAGCGCGGTGGGCTATGGCAAGGCGGTTTAAAATGGGAGCAATGTCGTTTGTCGCGAACTAAGCAATGGCCACTCATGACTATGTGATTGCCAATGCGTCTGGCGCGGCAGTCCGTTCTGATTTGAACGATGCTCTTGCGGCAATCGTCAGCAATAACAGCAGCAGTTCAGAGCCTGCTACGACTTACGCATATCAATGGTGGGCCGATACTTCAAACAACGTTCTGAAGATCAGAAATAGCGGCAATAACGCATGGATCACGTTGCGTGAGCTTGACGGCACGATGCTGCTTGAAGATGGCAGTGCTTCAACGCCCGGCCTTGCATTTGCTGATGACGTAAACACTGGCATTTTCAGCCCTGCCGCTGATCAGATTGGCTTCGCTACTGGCGGCGTAGAGCGTCTAGAGATTGGCAGTTCTGAAGTTGTATTTAACGACCCCAGCAATGACGTTGACTTTCGCGTGGAGTCAAACGGGCAAACGCACATGCTGTTTGTTGATGCTGGCAATGACCGGATTGGTTTAGGTGATTCTGCCCCTGGAACGTTTATTGAGGCTCATAGCACTGCACCGCACATCACCTTTCGCAACACGACTGAGGAGGATACCGATGGCGGTCGTGAAACTCTTCTGATTTTTGAGGGCGAGCAATCTGGCGGCGAAATTTCAACGCTTGTGCAGATTGAGGCATCACATGCTGGCACTGCAGATGATGAACGAGGCAAGCTTGTTATCAGCACTAACCGTGGATCTGATGGCGCAAGCCCTACGGAAGCGCTGAGGATAGATCGCACGCAAAGCATTTTAATTGGTCAAAGTTCAACCAATACGCCTGGATTTGGCAACACTACTTTAGGCGCAGCTTTTGAAAATCTTGGTTCAGACGGAACGGCTTTTTTTGTTTCAAGATCAGGCAATGTTGCTGCTGGTTTTAACAGGGCTCAAGATGGCAGCATTGTTGATTTCAGCAGTGCAGGGAGTATTGAAGGCAGCATTAGTATTTCTGGAACCACCACTTCTTACAATGGCGCGCACCTTGCTCGTTGGTCACAACTTGCAGGCGGGGCAGAACGCATTGAAATCTTGCGTGGTTCTGTACTGAGCAACCTTAATGAGATGTGCGAGTGGGGCGAAGAGGATAACGAACAGCTCAACCGCATGAAAGTGAGCGACGTTGAAGGTGATGTCAACGTGTCCGGCGTCTTTCAAGCCTGGGACGATGACGATGACACCTACACCAATGACTTCTACTGCGCGATGACGGGTGACTTTGTGATCCGCATTGCACAGGGCACAACCGTTGCACGCGGTGATCTGCTGATGTCTGCTGGTGATGGAACGGCAAAGCCTCAAGAC